GCGAGTCTCCCACCTGGAGCGAGTGGGCGAAGGCAGATGAGTCCGTGACTTCGCTCTTTCCAGCCAAGCGGTTGCCGCATACCAATCTGCAGCGCTGGTATGACCTGCGGATTGAGCAGACGCTGCGCGAACAGGAGCAGCAATCGGTAGCGGCACATGCGGCGGCCGATAAAGTTGCGGCCCGCGGCTTTCAGAATTTAACCGCCAGCGTAAAGCATGCGCTGGGTGAAACCGTCTTTTCGCTGATGAATGCAGGCAGCGATGCGGAGTCAATTGCCGCCGCGCTCACCGAAATGGGACACCTCCTGGCGAAGTTCGACAAGAACGAAATAGCCAAAGAGAAGGTAGAAACCGAAGCAACGCGCGTTCGGCTGCTGGTGGAAGAAGCCGTTCGCAAGAAACAACAGTTCGAACAGGCAACGAATGAAGCAGCCCGCAAACTCGGAAAGGGTAGGGCACTCACGCTCGATGACATCAACCGCATCCGTGAGCGTACCTTCGGCCTCCCGCCGGTCCCGCAGCAAACTGCCTAGCGCCGCTGATCTTGACGCGGTCGCCGACGAGCAGAAGCAGCGGGAAAGAACCGCGCCGCGCGTGGAAGTCATCGCGCACCGAGTAAAGTTGCCGCCTGTTATCCAGCTTCGTCCTTATCAGCAACGCTGGATCGATGATCGTTCGCTGTTCAAAGGTTCGGTCAAGTCTGCCCGCATCGGCTACTCCTACGCTACCGGTCTGGAATCGATTTTTGATTGCCTGGAGCACCCGACAACGTGGACGGTGTTGAGCGCCTCAAAGGCGCAGTCAATCGAGTTTGTCGAGCAGGCGTCGAAGAACATCCAGGCGATCGGCGCGGTGGCTCAGATGTATCAGGAGCCCTTTGTTGACGAGCTGGGCGCCACTGACATCCTGGTGCAACGGGTTCAGTTTGCGAACGGGGCGCGCATGATCGCGCTGCCGGCAAATCCTCGCACCGCCCGTGGTTATCCTGGAAACGCCATCCTCGACGAGTTTGGCCATCATGAAGATTCCTATGCAATCTGGGCGGCCGTCACGCGCCAGGTCGCTCTCGGCCACAAGCTGCGCGTGCTCTCGACGCCTAACGGCGAGCAGGGCAAGTTCTATGACCTGGCAAAAGAGTTCGGCCTGGCTGATGGCATCGCGCCGCGGACCAACCCGGTGCGGATCCACGACTGGTCATGGCACTGGGTCGACGTGAATCTGGCAGTTGCCGAGGGTTGCCCAATCAATATCGCCTCGATGCGCGACCTGATTAAAGACAACGACACGTTCGCGCAGGAATTCCTTTGCATGTTCCTCAAGGCCTCGGGCGCCTGGCTGCCGATCGAGTTGGTGGCAATGGCAGAAGATGCCATGGCGACCATCGACTGGCCAGCCGGATATCGTCCGCTCGGTCCTTTATATGGCGGCATCGACGTCGCCCGCGATCACGACAAGAGCGTGATGTGGATCGATGAGATGATCGGCGACGTGGCCTGGACGCGGGCGGTGATTACTGCGCACGCCATGCCATTTCCGGAGCAGCACAAACTGTTTGCGCCGTGGGTGGCAATGACCACGCGCACTGCGGTCGACTCAACCGGCATGGGCGTTGCGCTCTATGACTACCTGAATCAATCGAGTCCAGGGCGAGTGATGGGCATCAACTTCGCCGGTACCAATGACCAGGGCGTGAAGCTGAAGACCGATCTGGCTATTCGCATCAAGCAGCGCTTTGAAAAGCACCTCGATCGAATCCCCTCTAACCATGACGTTCGTCAAGCCCTGATGGCGATCAAGCGTGAGAGCACAGCAACCGGTGTGAAGTTCGACGCACCGCGGATTGAGGTCGACACGCCCAGCGCCGGCGGACCTCGCCGCAGACTTACTGCGCACGCCGATGAATTCTGGGCCAAGGCGCTGGCCGATCTCGCGGCGGATCGCGCGGTCATTGCAGCGATGGCCGACGAGAGCGGAGTAAATGTTCCCTATGGCCGTGAACGTGGAGCGATGGCACGCGCCATGGCGGAGATGACGGCTACGCCTGAATCGGCAATAGAGGAAGAGGCGCTTGGAACGTTCACCCGCCGAGATGTTTTGCAACGCGACCGGAGGTCACTGTGGGGCTGAACTTCAAGAATCGCCTGGGTAGCATCCGGAAGCGCTTTCAGGAGCGCAACACGATGACCTTCCTGGAGCTCGTCGATCGCAAGCCGGCAGCGATAGTGGAAGAGCCGGCACTGGCAAAGGAAAACGTCGGGCCATTTCTGTTTACCTTGAACTCCGGCGACTCCGAGGACGTTCACTTTCAGCGCATCACCTCTCCGAATACGATGCGCGACCTGAATCCGTTCATGCAGTTGCGGATGCAGCAGGTTTGCTACTACCTGGTGGTGACTAATCCCTTCGCCAAGCAAATTGTGCGCATGATCACTGCCTTCATCGTGGGCGAGGGCTTTCAGGTGCAGTGCGAAGATGAGCGCACGCAAGCCGTGGTAGACCGCTTCTGGAACGATCCGATCAACAACCTCGACAGTAACCTGCCGCAATGGACGCGCGAGAAGTTGGTCTTCGGCGAGCTATGTCTGCCGGTGGCCGTCAATCCGATCGACGGTTTTGTGCGGCTGGGCTACATCGACGCCCAGGATATTGGCGCGGTTCGCTTCGGTTATCTGCAAACCGGCGATGGTACACAGGAGCTTTCGATTCCGACATCGGTGCGGCTGCGTTCGCGCACTGGTGATAAAGAAGAGCGCGAGCTGGCAATCATCCACCGCGATGAGGACAGCAGTTCGGCAACCTTCGGCCGCCTGGAAGGCGAGACCTTCTACTTCTCGATTAACAAGGCGATGATGGGCTCGCGTGGCATTAGCGAGCTGTTCGCGCTGGCCGACTGGGTTGATGTGCTCGACCAGATGGTCTTCGACTTTGCCGATCGCGTCCGCTTTCTCTCCGCTTTCATCTGGGATGTGACAGTCGAGGGCGCCAATCCAAAGGAGCTGCAGGAGTTCGAGCAAAAGTTTTCGAAAGACCCGCCGCGCCAGGGCGGACTGAAGGTCCACAACGAAAAGATGAAGATCGATGCGGTGACCCCGGATCTGAAGGGCGCCGACATGCACGAGTCCGTGAGTGTGGTCAAGCACTACGGATGCGGCGGCGCCGGGCTTCCTCCGCACTGGATGGGCGACCCGAACGACGCCAACCGTGCGGTGGCCGCGGAGATGGACGGTCCCACCGGCAAGGTGCTCACCGAACACCAGAACCTGGTGATGCGCGACGTGACCGAGATCCTAAAGTTCGTCATCGGCCAGGCCAAAGAGCATGGGGCGCTCGAAGAGGACGCGGACGAAACTTTCACGCTGCAGACGCCGGATCTGCTGATGAAGGACTTTGCCAAGGGCGCGACGATTCTGCAGGGCGCGACCAATTCGCTGGCGGTTGCCGAGGACCGCGGCTGGATCCGCGGCGAGACCGCCGGTCGAGCTTTCTGCAATGTGCTCACGCAAATCGGCACCAGCGTTGACGATCCCAAGGCTGAGTATGACGAGGCGCAGAAAGATAAGGAAGCGAAGCTGCGCAATGACGTGAACAATCTGGATTCTCAGGCCAATCTGGACAAGGCGCTGCAGGCGGCGAAGCTGAAACAACAGCCGTTGCCGGCATCGCCGGCGAGCGAGGTAGTGAATTGAGTCGGCAATCTGAATTCGTCGAGAAGGTGAGCGACCTGGTCGATCACGCTAAGGATCTGGCACCAGTGGCGCGCAAGCGCGTGCTGGAGATGCTGGATGCGGCGCGCTCGGAGATCCTCGGTCGCCTGGCCTCGGTGGATACAGACAGCTATTCGCACGCACAGCTCACTGCTCTCAAAAGCTCGATCGAGCGGGCAATGCAAACCTTTGCGGGTGATGCCTCGCGCTTTCTGAACGATCTGGAAGCTAAGTCCGCCCAGCTCGGGACCCACGACGTGGCACAGCCGCTGGTGGCGGCCGGACTAGAGGCTGTGGCCTTCGGCCAGGTCAACCCGACGACGCTGGCGATCGCGCAGGGCTACACGGCCGATCTGATCACCAACCTCTCACGCCAGGCGGCTCATGATATCAACGCAGCCCTGCAGCGGGCATTCCTGGGCGGCCAGCAATGGAACGATATCGTGCAGCAGATTGGCCGCGGGCTTGGTGCCGAAGGCAAGGTCTCAGTCTTCGACAAGATCGGCGATCGCGCGGCGACGATTGCTGAAAACGAAGTGCTGCGCGTGCATGCCATGAGTGGGCAAGCCCGCATGGAGCAGATGGCGGAGCGACATCCGGAGCTGCAAAAGAAGTGGAAGCACCTTCCGGCATCGCGGTTTCCGCGGCTCTCACACATGCTGGCCGATGGGCAGATTCAGGATGTCAATGATCCGTTTGAGATCCCGGTGTTTCCCGGCGCGGCTCCGGAAGAGCTGATGTTCCCGCGCGATCCCAGCGGATCGGCGGAGAACACCATCAATTGCCACTGTCTCAGCGTGCCGTACTTCTCGGCCGACGCGCTGAAGCCGACGGCAGAGCATAAAAGTTTGTTGGACAAACTCGGAATTGCGGTCAAGGCCGCATAGCGAAAGGACTGATAATGCCCGAAGAAATCACCACCCCGATGCCGCCTAAGCGGCTTCCCGCAAAAGAACAGGCTGCCTGGAAGAAAAAGTATGTTGAGGCCTTCCGCCAGGCGCAGGCCGACAACCCAGATAACGAACCGCAGCAGCGGCAATATGCGCTGCGCGAAGCCAACCGGATGTTGAAGGTCCCCGAACCAGACAGCTATGCGGACGCAATGGCGCTGCCGGAACATCAGTTGGCGGTAATGCAGGACGAAAAAGGCAAGTCCGTGCCGGCTCGGTATGAGAAAGAAGGCAAGCTCAAGGTGGTGACCTCCGACGGCAAAAAGTACTCCTTTGACGTGCCCGAAAAGGGTAAAGACAAGACGCTAAAACTGTCGCAGGCGTAAAGCATTTCTCGGCTAGTGAGGCAGAGCATGAAAACAAAACTGATCGTGATGTTAGCCCGCGAGGAAGCCGTCAAAAGAGTGAAGGAAGCGGGCGTGGTGGCCGGCAGCGCGGATGAATCGCTGGAAGACCGGATGCAGGAGATATCCGCTGCGCTGGTCACCAAGTTTGGGGTTGATGAGCATGGCTGGTCAAAGTACTCGATCATCGAAACCTTTCCGAGCTATGTGATCACGCGCGGGCCGGACGGCGGCCTGTATCAGATCACGTATAGCGAAGACGAGGCCGGCGAGAGCTTCACCTTCGGCAATCCTACCCAGGTCGAGACCGCCTACATCCCGGTGAGCGAGGCGGCACACTTCGCGATCGAGGCGCAGGGAGAAGATCCCCTGGTCTATCCAGTGGTGGCAATCGAGGCCGGCTGGGGCCGCGGCACACTCAATGGTTCCGCAGTCCCCCACTACTACACCAACGAAACAGTGGCGCAGATTGCTGAAGCGCTCAACACGGCGAAGTTCGGCCGCCAGCATCCGCGCATCGGCGACGGAGCTAATGAGCCCGATCGCATCGCCGGCTGGTTTGCCAATGGCAGGCTTGACGGTTCCCGCGCCTGTGGCGATCTTCACCTGCTAGAGAGCGAAGCCGAGCTGAGCGGCAAGTTCAACGCTGCGCGCAAGGCGGGCAAGCTGGGCGATCTGTTTGGTCTCTCAATCAACGGTTATATCGGATTCAGCCGCGGCAAGGTACAAGGCCGAGACGCCATGATCTCGGGCAAGGTGGTCAAGCTGCCGAGTGTGGATCTCTGTGCCGAGGCGGGCGCCGGCGGACGCTTCCTGGTGGCGGCGTCACGCGACACGCTGGCGGAAATTGCGGAGTTGCAGAAGCAAGCAGTGGTCAGCAGTAAAAACACCGACAGCGCGCGAGCGACTGTCCAAAACGGGGGAGAAGCGATGAAGAATCGGATCCTGAAGGTGCTGGAGGCGTTGCGGGTGAAAGATGCCAGCCGCGCCGATGCGCTCGCCGCGAAACTCGCGGGCTTGCCGGAAGACAAGCACGCCGATTTTCTGGTCGAGGTGACTGAGGCCGCTATGGATGCGGCCAGCAACGATAACAACACCGCCAACGTGCAGCTGGTGGCGGAAGCCAAGGCCGCGCTGAAAGAAGCGCACGTCCTGCAGGCTACCAACCGCGTCGAGGCCAAGCTGGCAAGCTCGAAGCTGCCGGCTCCGGCCATCAAGCTGGTGCGAGAGCACCTGGCTCCGCAAGTCGAGGCCGATCCGGTAAAGGTAACGGATGAGGCGATCGATGCCGAAATCAAGCGGACGCGCGAAGCCTTT